TATTTCTTTGGGTAATTTTTACATGTATAGTCAAAACGACTATCATAATTAATTACTTTCACACACTCTTTTGTAGAATAGCTGACATGTACTTCTGGCAATGGAGCCGAGAAGAAAAAGAAATAAATCAGAGTTCCGAAGAGTATGGCCAGCAGGCCAATTGATGTGATTGTGTCAAATGTAGCTTTACTCATTACGCGGCCTCACAAAAGTATTGTTTCAATTCGTCTGAAGATAGAATTAATCCATCTTTCATAGTGAAAGAAGAAGAATAAAACTTCCTCTCCTGCCTTGGAAGCATAGTCCAGGTTTCAAACCTAGACTCAATCTCAGGTCTCATATAACCAAATTCTCCATTCAGAGTTTTCTTGGTGGCAATGAAACCATACTCGGCCTGAGTAATGTAAGTGGGAGTTTCCCATTCCTGGAAATGGTCCTCAGCTTTGAAATCCATATCGTCGATAACTTGCATATCGAGAATGTATTCCTCTGAAGCGTCATTATGATAAGTCACCAGAGCTTCTAGCTCGTCCCAAAATGAGCTTGACTGAGCTTGGTCAGCCGTCACATCGTTAACGATGTAGGTATCACCGCCCTTGAACTTCCAGTAGTCCTCAGAAACGCCAGGAACATAGTCCTCGTTGTGCGCGGCATAATTTTCACGATATTGGGTTTGGATAACAATTTTCATAACAACTCCTTTTAAAAAACCTTTTCCTAATTTATGTGACCATTATAACAAATTTACTTGTTAAAGTCAACACTTTTTAAAAATTAATCGTCCTCTTGGACTTCACTAACTTTTTCTTTAATCTTTTCAGCAATCTCAATCAGCTGAGAGATTTCATCAGCATCTCTTACTGTGTCAAGTTCAAGTTCGATTTTAACTTTCATTACCATTGTCTCCTAGTGTAGATATAAGCGTCAATTTCTGAAGCGTTAGCGATTCCACCGACGATTGAACCAAAATTACTATATCCATATTCATTACCAGTTCTAGGATTAACTCTCTTTTTGATTGGCTTTCTACCTTTTAATTCAACCCTATATCTCACGTCTCTGCCAAATTTATCTTTGACCTCACCTTCTTTAAGAAGTTTATTCATAGACTTGACTGTGTCCTTAATCTTCTCAAGTTCTAGCATATCGCCAGCACAACCAACATGGAATCTACCGACCCACGCATCAGTCCTCTGTTTACCTTTAGAATCTCTTTTTACAGAAACACCGTCCTCAATTAAAAGTCCATTTTTATCAAACTTCATTTTTTCTCCTTTTTTCATAATTTATACAACCATTATAATACTTTAACAAGCAAAAGTCAACACTTTTACTGAAAAAAGTGCGACTTTTTTGCTTGAGAGAAAAAGGCAACTTACGCTGCCTCCGCCATTTCCACTGCGATATTGAGAGCGTCAAGCTTTCTCTTCGCATTGTGACCGAACCAAGCTGCGGCAGCCCTATAGTCTGCGTTTCTTCCTAGTTCATGGTCTGTCATATAAGTGACCGCATTATAAGCGTTCCACCATGTACCTGGAGCGAAGTTCGCACCTGGTTGAGAGTCAACAATTTCCAAAGCCCTTGCAGCTGTTGGAGAAAGATTAACACCAGTCTTGCTGAGTTCTCTCTTATCGTTGGTAGACACACCAAAGACTTTACCGAGGAATCTCTCAAAGTCGTAATCAGTATAACGCTTCGAACCTAAGAATTCAGCAGCTTCCTTGAACTGAGTAATTCTAGTATGTGAAATACCTAATAGTTCCTTTACCTTTTCAGCGTCAAATTCGTTTCTATGTGAAACTCTGACAGCTGGTTGGTTGTTCTCAGCGAGGGCCATAGTCAATGTATTATTACATACAACCCTTGTCATAACAAACTTAACGTCGATTGCACGACCGTATAGATGAGGATTAGAGAATAACAGATAACCTTTTACCTCGTCTCCACCAAAGAGTTCAAATCCATCACGAACATCAGCTGTTGCGAATACAATTTGCCCATCTTTCAATGAACCAGCTGTGTCCATAACCATATCACCAGCTTTAACGAAATCAGTAAAGAAATCAAAAGCTTCTGAGTTCTGAACTGGATTCCAGTTTCCACCGACATTGGTTAGGATTTTTCCATCAGATTCCCTAATCAGCGATTGCTGACCTGTTGGAATCTTTTCACCATCGAGCTCTACAAAAGAGTCGACCTTTCTGACAGTCCAGTCAAGACCAGCTGCCTTTTGCATTTCTTGAGGTGTCATGTCGTCACCGACAGGTACCCCAAGTCCGTGCCAGGGAACCCCAGCAGTCAAACGATAGGCCATCTGAGCCTCACCGTTTACCATTTCAATATTATGTGCCATAACAAATACTCCTATTTAAAAATTAATTACACACCAAAGAAGGATTTTACGTCCTTCCAACTTCCTTCAACGAGTGGAGCTGCGAATTCATTATCGATTCCCCATACCGTTGATAAACCGTCACAATCGCTAGGCGATACTGTATATTTTACGTCACCTGTTTCTAAGTCACAGATACGAAAATCGTCATACAGCGCATGTCCGCAATTGTTTTTGAAAAATACATAGTCCTGATAAATGTTAATTTTATCAGATAAGATAAGCTGTTTCAGCTTGTTTGTGAGCGTATAAGTTTTATTTCGTAGAGAAGTGTCCCTACAAAACCAGTCATACCAACCAGCGTCACATTGTGTACTGACACTGTTCTCATCATACGCACCAGCGTTAAAATTATTGAGATAATTTTGTATAGATTGATTCATATTTTTTCCTTTTCCTAATTTAGGTGACCATTATAACAAAATTACTTGTTAAAGTCAACACGTAAACTGAAAAAAATTAGGCAGCGACCTGAGTCACGCCTAATAATTTAAATCCGAAATCGCAGACCATGAAATGGTCGCCTGTGTCAGTATCTACAATAATGTCACCAACTGAAGTCGAATGACCACCTTCGCCGATTTTCTCGACTTTGTCCATATCGTTCCAAAGATTTGTCAATCTGAAAACCTCGTCCAGATCTGAACAATCAACTTTAAAACATTCTTTGTAGAATGGTAGAGTTTGAATATCAAACTCGTCGTCCTGACTGAAGTGCATTCCGTCCATTCTAGCTTTCCAAGCTGGTGACTTTTCAGTTGCGCCACCCCAGCCGTATAGATTTGGATATTCCTTTTCTGAGGTTGGAATTTTAACCTGTTTTACAATATATTTCATAACAACTCCTTAAGATAAATGATTAGATATTGCGTTGTTAACGCCAGTTTTAAATAAAGAAAGTTCAGCAGGGTCCAGAACAATTTGTCCCTTAAAGAACATTTCAGCATTTTTTGCACCGATTACATCTCTAAGCGCATCTCTGAACACAGCATTCCTATCAGATGTTTGGAAACCAGAACCTTCTGGCCAATCAGAACAAATCCATTCAGCAGCAGAGTCAATTTTTTCCATAACAAACGTAGGACCTTTTTCAAAAATCCTAGGTGCGTTTTCGGCATTAACCTCGTTAATTAAATCATTCAACTTCATTTTTTCTCCTTTTTTCATATTATGTGTACATTATACCAAAATTGCTTGTTAAAGTCAACACTTTTTGCGAAAAAAGTTTAATTATTTTGCAAAGAGGCTTCGAGGTCCTCTAAAGTATCCTGAGCGTCTCGGATTTCGTACAAATCCACCTTGAGTTCTGAAATCATTGCTAGTGTTTCAGGTGGGAAATATTCCTTCCCAAGGTGGTCATTTAAAGTCAGCATCGCGACTTCTGCCTCTTGTAGAGCGAGGACTTTACGGTCGATATGTTTTATCACGTCCATCATTATTCTCCATAAGATACAAATGCGTGTTGAGGATTTTTAAGGCCAAACATTCCAACCTCGTCAAATCCATAAAGGATAAAACCATCTTTAACTGGGTCAGTACCCTCCTCGTATTCGACTAACTCAAACCCGGAGGGGATACCACCTGAAAAAGTTTCCATTTTAAATTTTTGAACTTCAATATTCATATTAATCCTTATCGCTTAATAACTTTAATGTCTTCATAACCAAACCAAAAACCACTAGCGTCACCGTGACGCATATAGTAGGTTTCTCGAGCAGCGGATTCCGACCAGGCTTTAATAAAACCTTTACTGATTCCGTGTAGATAAATTTCGTAAATATTCATTTCCTGTTTCCCTATTTGATGTAGACATTATAATACGTCTACTCGTTAAAGTCAACAGGTTTCTTAGACTATTTTGTTATATCGTTATAACTTTCTAGTATATGAAAGGACTAGCGTTTGTGAGGTTCGACCCAATTCTCATCAAGGATAATTTGAGCCTTATCCTTAAGGGATTGGTCTGCCAGAGTCAATACTTCCATAAGATATTTCTTCTCATGTTTGTAAGCTTTATGAAAGAATTTCTGGTCGTGCTTGACAATAGATTCACTGTTATGAATCAGGTCAGCTACTTTAATTGTTTGAGACTCGGCTGGTCCCAAAGCGAAATGGTCAGCGTCCATTTTTTTACGGAACGCTCTATTCCCGTCTTCCTTTTCGGAGACGTTTGTACAATAGTGTACATATTCAGCCACGACTGGGCCAAATTGGTCTTTAATTTCTCTAAATGTCACAGGGGTATCTTCTACAACGTCGTGTAGCAGTGCAGCGCATATCATTTCTGGCGTATGTTCCACGGTTTCGACTATCTTTGAAACGCCGATAGGGTGTAGTACATAGGGTTCGCCTGTGTATTTACGTCTTTGCTCACCGTGGGCTTTTACAGCCAACATTAATGCATCATTTATAAGTTTTTTTGAATTTTTCATATTTCGTATTCTAACACGATCGACTTTAAAAGTCAACCCCTATTAATGAATTGTTTGAGGTCCTTCCTCAAACATTACTTCCAACATATCATGACAATGGTCAGCATAACCAGCCTTTACCATTTCCACAACTGAAGGAAATTCTGAATCCGTGTCTACTGGCAATACACCTAAATCTCTATGTTTCTTTAAAGGAAACATGTCTTTAATATAATGTTGTGCCGCTCTAGAAGATTTAAATGAACATGCAGTTGTTAAACCAAAAGGATTATTTTCTGCAAAACACGCATACATTCTATGGTCGTTTTCGATACCCAGCTGATGTGCATCGTATGTTCCTAAAAACACACCCATCTTTTCATCAACTATTATGTACCGTTTTTTGTTCATATAATTCTTTATATTTTTCCCTTACAGCCTTGAAATGGTCCAAATATTCTGAAGTATCAATAATAAATTCTTGTGGTTCAGAATCATCTACACCTATCAAGACAACACCTTGGTCAACCGGTATACCAGTTCTTTCCTCGAAGGCCTTTGCATAAAATGAAACCTGCATAAAATAATTCTGGATAAACTCTTCTTTCTTTAGTTTACGCGAAGTTTTAAAGTCAATAATAGAAAGTTTGCCATCATATTCGGCAATACAATCTACTTGGCCAGCTGTTTCCAGTTCATCACTATAAAGGAAAGCCTCCTGGAACCATATATTATTTATCTTTTTATCAAGTACCGCTTTCATTGTATTAAACATGAACATATTTGATGGTTGTTGACCTTCAGCATAGTCTTCTTTATTATCTATGTAATTTTCACAAATTTTATGAACAGCTGTTCCTCGTCTTGCGGCTTGGCCACTAATCCGGTTTGCCTCTGCCTCTCCAACTCGTTTACGCCATGCGGCAATACTTGCTCTACTGAGAATACCTAATACAGTAGTGACTGATGGATAAGCTTCTCCAGTAGGGGTAAAATACCTACGGCCTTGTTCTGTTGTTTTTCTTGTGATATGCGGTAATTCAATACCATGGTCATGGTGGGTAAACATAATAAATCCTGTGTGTAATAAAAAACTAGCTTACGTCAATGGTCCTATTATCGCCATAGAGCTCTTCTCTAAGTCGACTGGCATCTTGAGCTAGTTCAAAGAAGAATGTGTGTACACCTTCTTGTGGATTGATTGAAGATTCATATGATTTCTCGTCGACGTTTGAGGATAACCATTCTTTTGCCTTATCAGCATCTGAAAGGTCTTTTACTTCGACTCGAAAACAGGCTCCTCTCAACCAATTTAATTTGTAATTTTGTATTTCCTGTGTCATAATACTATATATCCAATTAGAAAAAAAGGACCGAGCGAACCCGGTCCTTCCAGTTCTCCTCTAAGCTACTGCAAATGCAGTGTGAACTACGTTCCTATTAGTTTCATATTTGTCTTTCGCAATAATATATTCCCTTACGAGGCCTGAGCGAACAATATCCTCGACTCCAAAGTTAATAACTCTAAATGAAGGAATACGATTGAGTACATTGATAAAACTACCTAATCCACTCACATCGTTTCTATTACGAGAGTTGTTTAAATCATCTTGTCGTGTGTCTCCACAGAATATGATTCTAGAAGATTCACCTACACGAGTAATAATACTGTCTAACTCGTGATATGTCATTGACTGACATTCATCTACTACAATAATAGAATTATCGAATGTAAGTCCTCGAACAAAAGAAGATGTCATAAATTTAATTTGGCGTTTTTGCTTCATTATCTCCCAAGCATCTCCTCGGCCAAATAAATTGTTTACGATATCTGCATAAGGTACTGAATACACCGCTTCTTTTTGGGCTTGTGACCCTGGCATAAATCCTTGCTCTCTTGTTTGTACTGCGGAACGAACAATTATCATTTGGTCATAATATTCAGTTTGTAGAATATCTTTAAGACCCATGTATAAGGCACACATTGTTTTTCCTGTGCCTGCCGTTCCTATTGCGGCGATATTGTATCCAGCCTGGTATGAATCGAACATATCTTCTTGAGTAATAGTGATTGGTTTAATAGGTTTCATAGTAAATTTGGAATTTTGAATTCCTTTCGATTCCCTTTGCAATCTTCTTCTCTCTTTCTGTGATATACGACTTTTTGGCATGTGTCAACCTCCTTAATGATTAACGCCAGATTATTCCTATTTCCAGTCGTTAATCTTGTTTCCTGTATAAGCTTTATTGTTTTTCATTGACGAAAGCAAATCACGAAATCCTTGGTCAGGTTTCATACGACCGAGGCGCGCAGACTCAATCACAGTTTGTCCGCTAGAAATTCTTTGTTTAATGTGGGGATTATCTTGTAGGTATTTTTCTCTCTCCGAGATTTTAAGGATTTTCTCGAAGATCTCACCAGTGTTGGTGTCCTGAAATTCGTATGTTGGCATTAATTAAATATCCAAGCTGTCATAGTTTTATTTATAAGACCATATCGTAGATTTCCTTCCAAGACGAAACTTTTTCTATATTGTTATGTACGAAATCTTTGTTAAAGTCATGTCTAATCAGCACTGATTTAAGGCCGAGTGTATCACCTACCATAGCGTTTTCTGGTTTATCTTCGACCCAGATACACCCACTATCCTTATAAGGTAATAGAGCGTCGTCCTTGTCAGCTCCACACTCCAAACAAACGAGCTTTTCAAATACATTTTTACCAAATAATTTTTCGAGGTTCTTCTTTCTCAATTTACCCGCGTAAGGGTCGGTTGATAATGAAGTAATACAATGGAACACATATCCACCTTCCTCATTTATCTTTTTAACATATTTGACTGCGTCTCTTAGAGCTGGTAAATAACCAATCGCTGCTGATTCATTAAAGTTTTGAACAAGTTCTTTGCCTTTTTCCTTTGGAATACCAAATGTTTCCGAAACTTCATATCTGTTTTGTTCCACAATTTTGTATCCGTGGTCAAGCATCCACTTGTAAAATCCATATTTCCAATCTAGTAATACACCGTCGCAATCAACAAGTATTACCTTATCACTTCTAATATCTGTCATTTTGTTTCCTTTTTCCATCATGTTATATTATAACACAATAGAAGCAAATGTCAACCGTTTAGTGACCGTATTTTTCTTTAATACGCTTTTTTCGATTGGATTTTCTGTTTTTGTTTCTCTGTTCTCTTTTACGGCGATCCTGTGTTTTAAGATCTTCCCATTCAGACTCAGGGAAGTCCCTAAATCTCTTGGCCATAATTAATTCCTTATCTCATGTCCATAGGAGTTGTGAATAAGTTAGGAAATGCTTCCTCAACTGTTTTGAGAGTGACACCTTTGACTGGTGTATGTGATATCATATTATTCGAGAGAAGTTCAGCATCATTATCTTCAATATCTTCCAATAAAGAAATGAATAATGATTCTCGTTTAATTTGATTTAAATTGTCATATCCACCGCCCTTAATGAAGATTTTCAGACGCCTTGCTTCTCTATAAAGCATTGTGTTAG